CGGGCGCTTCTGTTCGGTTTCGCCTACTTCGAGCAGCTAGGTACGATCTCCCCCACCGATGGTCTGCCCGATGGGCGGTGGCAACTCCGAAAGCTGGCGGAGCGCCCGCAGAAGACTATTGATCAGTTCCTCGTCTCGGACGACGGTGGCTTGATCTCGATCCGGCAGAACATTCGCCGCCTCGATCTGACTGGTGGTGGTTATCTCCAGGCACCGGAGATCCCAATTGATCGCCTCGTCGGCTACGTCTGGGAGCAGGAAGACGGCTCGTGGGTAGGTCGCAGCATGTTGCGCGACTGCTACAAGAACTGGGTCGTGAAGGATCGTCTGATCAGGATCGACGCTATCAACCACGAGCGTGCCGGCGGCGTGCCGTACGTGACTGCGCAGCCGGGAGCGACGACAGGCGAGATCGAGCAGCTCCACAATATGGCGCGCGACTTCAAGATCGGCGAGGCGGCAGGTGGAGCCGTTCCGTTCGGAGCTGCGCTGAACATCGCTCGCGCTGGCAATACGAACGTAGTGGAGTCGATCAAGTATCACGACGAGTCGATGGCGCGTAACTGGCTGCTGATGATGATGCAGCTCGGAATGACCACAAGCGGGTCGCGCGCGCTCGGCCGGACGTTCCATGACTTCTTTGCTCAAGGTCAAGACTCGATCGCGCAGTGGTTCACGAGCGTGTTCAACTGCCACGTGGTCGAGGATTGGGTGGATTGGAACTACGGCGAAGATGTCGAGCAGGTTCCGCTGCTCGGCTTCAAACCGGACATCGACCTGGCTCTGTCGGAGATCTCCGGTCTGATCACGGCTGGAGCGATCGTGGTAGACAGGGATCTGGAGGATGCCTTGCGTAGAGAGACGGGCCTGCCTCCGAAAGCTGCGGGTGCTCCTGACCCGGTTCCAGCATCAGAACTTACTCCTCCTCCTGGTAGTGGTGGATTTGGTTCGGGATCGGGTCAGGATGCCCCGGGAAGTGGCACAAAGCCAGAAGGTGGGCAGGGTCAATGAGGGCGGTTCACTCGGTCGGGGGCGCTCCCTCCCGGCTGCTCTCAGCGACTCTGCCCATTAGTCCCAGCAACCCGAAGGAGGTTTGATGGCTGGGAAGATCGAAGGAGCAACGGGCAACATGGCGGGAGTGAAGGGCAACTCCCAGAGGATTCCTACCGCTAGGTGGGAGACCAATAGCCCAGAGACGGGTGGCCCGCCCGAGACGAAGGGGCGCGAGGGCGCCATGCTTCATGCGGAGCTGCAGAAGTCCAAAGGCACGGGACTGAAGGTTCCGTAGATGACCTGGGTGCTGGAGAAGATCGAGGGCACGCCCTACACGCGCCTCAAGGGCGTGCCGTTGGTGGGTACAGGGATCGACTATGCCATCTCGACACATCCCGAGGGATTCACGATCTCGGAGGAGATGCTGGCGGATGCGGTAGCGGCCACTGACGATCCAGCCATTGTTGATCCCCGCATGAAGCTGGGGCACAGCGATGATCGCTTCGACAGCCCCGATTTTGACGGCGAGCCGGCAGTGGGCAGGATCGAGAACATGTCACTTGGCAACAACGGACAGACTATCTATGGTGACTATGTCACCTTCGACTGGCTGGCCAATCTGATCCCTCTCGCCTACCCCAACCGTTCCGTCGAAGCAGGTGCCGGCGTACAGCCTATGTTTGTCGAGAATCACGAGACTGTCACCGGCAAGAAATACCGGATGGTGCTGACGGGCGTAGCTCTACTCGGCGTCGTCTGGCCGGGTTGCTCCACGCTGGAAGACTTGGAACTGTTGTCTACCGGCGAGGGGGTGACCATCAAGCAAGAGATCGAGGCTGCCATGAATATCGAGGACGTTCGTTCTGCGTACTACGACTACTTGGAAGCCGAGGGTGGCGACACCTACTGGTGGTGGATCCGAGGGATGCGCTTGGAGCCCAATGAGCTGGTCGTGGACGACGACAGCGGTCATCTGTTCCGTGTTCCGTTCACGGTGGCGGATGGTGTCAATGTCGAGTTCGGGGAGCCAGTCCCGGTGGTCGTGGACTACAAGGACGTTCCCGCGTCAGTGGCGGCTGGGATCTACACCGAGGGCTTGCTGCTCGGTGGCCGCCAGGGGCAAGACACTTGTGTCTTGTTCGCAAGTAGGGCGGATTCCCGCCCAGAGTCCAACGAAGGAGGACAGATGACACCAGAGCAGCGCAAGCAGCTCTGTGCCTCGCTGGGCCTCGCCGAGGATGCGGACAACGCCGCCATCCAGGCGAAGCTACGTGAGACGGACATCCTCCAGGCCTCCACGGGCGAGGAGGAGCAGCCCGAGGAGGACGACGACACCGAGGACGACGACTCCAGCGAGGAGGAGTCCACGGAGGAGGAGACCACTGCTGAGTCAGCTCTGCCGGAGACTGTCACAGTCGAGGCGGGCGCATTCAGGCAGATGCAGGCGGATGCGAAGCTCGCGCGCGCGATGCACGAGCAGAACATCAAGGACAAGAACGACCTCATCATGAGGGATGCGGTCGCCAAGGGCAAGTTCGCCCCGGCCGTCGCTGCAGCGGTTCGGATGCAGCTCGACAACCCCGCCACTCGCGATTCGGCCATCAAGTGGATCGGCGAGTGCGCGGAAGGAGTCGTGCCTGTCTCGGCCAAGGGATCCAGCGCCGCTGGTGACGAAGTCGAGAACGAAGTCAATGAGGGGCTGCCGTGGTTCTCGCGTGAGCACGCTCGCGCAGCGCGGATGGCCCAGGCCGATGCCGAAGGTAGCGTCCAGTCCGACGGACGGTACGCTCGCAACGGTGGGGCGCTCAAGGCAGGGGTCAACTGATGGCCAACGACTGCATCAAAGTCAAGGAAGAAGGCGATGCCATTACTTGTGAGGCCACAGCGGCCGTCACAGGTAAGCGGTTCGTCTACATCTCCGGTGCTCGTACGTCGGGTGGCATCGGTGCAACCGGCAACGTGCCGGCGGGCCAGCAAGGGGCTGGCCTCGTGGCCGACGCGACTGTAGACAAGTCTGCTGTCTACAAGGCCCAGAACGTCGGGGCGGGCCAGGCAGCCAAGCGGGCTCTTGGCGTGGCGGCTTTCGACGCTCCGCTGGGAGGCATGTTCACCGTTCTCCGCGAGGGCATCCTGCCCATCACGTGCGGAGCTGCCATCACGGCAGGGAGCGAAGTCGAGATCGACGCTTCTGGTCGTGTCATCAACATCGCAGCGGGTATCGCTGTCGGCCTCGCCATGGATACGCAGGCGACGGTCGGAGCAGACGCTGAGATCCTGCTCTACAACAGCTAGGAGGGGGTGAAACAGGCATGAAGCACCAGGTACTTCCGAACGGGGCAGTGCTGCTTATCGAGGAGGAGATCGAGGCCAGCTACTTCCCCAATCCGACTGTCCACCCTCTTGGCCCGCCGACTCTGTCGGGAACGACCTACACGGTGGACTGGGCGCTGAACAACCCTACACGGGTGACCCAGTCGCTCATGGATCTCACTCTGCAGCGGTTCTTCGCTGATCGCGTCTTCACCAACGCGGGTGGGGTCACCGGTGGCGCGGTCATCTACGACCTGCTACTCGTCAACGAGCTGTACCTTCAGCGTGACTTCGAGATGATCGCGCCGGGAGCAGAGTTCCCGATCGTGACATCTCAGCGAGTCGCGCCGAGAGTCGCTCAAGTCGAGAAGTGGGGCGCCAAGTTCTACACCACGGTGGAAGCCAGAGACCGCAACCAGATCTCCGTCTACACCAAGCAGATCCGTCAGATGGCCAACACGCTCGTCCGCAAGATCAACCAACGGGCCGTGGACACGCTGAACGCTGCGATCACGGCCTACACTCGTACCACGACTGGGAACAGCTGGTCTACGGTGGTCACCACCGGCTCCAGCGCATCGAACGCTCCGTTGTGGCCTGCTCGTGACTTCGCTCGCGTCACGCAGCTGGCGGAGCAGACGGAGTTGGGATACGACTTCGATCTGTGGATCATGAACCCCACAGAGTATTTCAACCTCGCCACGATCTACGGCAACTTCCTCAACGACCTGCTCGCTTCGACGGGGTTCGACATCTTCGTCACCAACCGTGTCGCAGCTGGCTCGGCCTACGCGATCTCCAGTGGCAACGTCGGAGAGATGCGGGTCGAGCAGCCGCTGTTGACCGAGTCTTGGTACGAGGAGGAGACGCAGCGGTTCTGGACACAGTCAAGTGTTCGGCCGCTGTGGTTCGTCGATCAACCGTATGCGATCCTCCAGGTCACGGGCCTAACCTAGAAAGGGGGTGAACTAGATGTCGGAATCTGTCTATGGCAAGGATCCACACCAGGACAATATCGCCGACTACACCGGCTCGGAAGACTACGCGGAGCAGGCAGACAGTCGGACGATCAAGCATCTCATGTTCCCCTGGCTGGTCGAGGCACCAAACACGGCTCATGCCGATGGGCCCAATGTGCTGAAGGAGCGCGTTGGAGTTCAAGGCGAAGTCGTCTCGATCGAGGAGCTAGGCCCGCTTGCCCTGGAGCGTGGTGAGCGGCTGGGCTCGTTCTACACTGACGCAGAGCTGGCCGGGCCAGCCACAGCGGAAGCCGCTGCGGTCGGCGAGACAGCCAGCAATACTTCGGAGTGGGGCGTGCCGGAGCTGGTTCAGTACATCGAGACCAACAAGCCCAACGTGGACGACACGATCGCCCTCGCCCAGGGCGATCCTGAAGCCGCCAAGCGAGTCTTGGAGGCCGAAGATGAAGCGACAGGTGGAGATCCACGCTCCGGTGTCACCAAGGGCCTGACGGCGGTCATCGGAGATGCCTCGTAGTGGTGGAGATGGGCGGGTTCACGCCCGCCCTCATCCACTCCTGCTAGGAGAAGCCGATGGCAGCCTCAGCGAAATGGTACAATAACGCGATCCTGGGCGTATTCAGCGCGACGGCCGCTCGTCGGTTCGACTGGGTGAACGACACTATCAAGGTGTCGCTCCACACTTCTGCGTACGCCTACAACCAGGCCACGAACACGTACTACTCCGACCTGAGCAACGAACTGGCCACCGGTTCGGGATACACAGCTGGCGGCTACACACTGGTCAACAAGACGCTCTCCTACGACGCTCCTTCCAAGGAAGTCCGTCTCAACTCGGATGCTCCACAGTGGACGGCGGCAACGTTTACGTTCCGCATCTACGTGATCAGGAAGGATACAGGCACACCATCCACGGCTCCATTGCTGGGATACGGAGACATGGGGGCCGACCAGTCGATCTCGGGCGGAACGTACACCCTGGTAGGAGACCCAACTGGTTGGCTGAAGGACATTGTGTCATGATTAACGAGGAGGCAACATGGCTGTAACGGCCAAGTGGTACGGCAAGAATGTCCTGGATCAGTGGGGTTCATCCCCAGTTAACTGGACAGGAGACACAATCAAGGTGTCGCTTCACGCTAACACCTACGTGCCTAACCAGGACGTGGACGAGTTCTTCGCCGCTACGTCGGCAGAGTTGGCGACGGCTGGTGGCTACACGGCTGGCGGAGCCACACTCGGAGGCAAGTCGGTGTCGTACGATGCACCGACCAACGAGGCGCGATTGATCGCAGGGAACGCATCATGGGCGTCGGCGACCTTCACGTGCCGCATCGGATGCATCTACAAGTCCACGGGCGTTGCCGGCACGTCGCCGGTCATGGGCTACGTGGACATGGGCGCAGACCAGTCAGTCTCGTCCGGTACGTTCACCATCCAGTGGGACGCCACCGGCGTGCTCAAGGGAGTCGCAGCGTAGCGATGGCTCGGGCCGGAGCACCCAGCCAACGCGGTCGCGTCGAAAAGCAGGGGCGG